TAGAGTTACAGGCGGTACAATCTTTAATCAAGAGCAAATAAAACTAAAAGACTCACTTCGAAATCCAGTTGGTAACATGTATATGTTTTATTACAATGCAAAACATAGACAAACATTACCATATTTTGATGCATTCCCTCTTGTAGTTATTACACAGATGGCAGAAGGTGGGTTCTATGGTTTAAACTTACACTATCTGCCTCCTACCACAAGGGCTAAAGCATTAAATTCATTAATTGGTGGCGATGGATTACCATCAAAATATTTTAGACCTACTATTCATAGGTATTTGACAACACAAGTTAGAAGTAGATTTGCTCTGATTGAAAAACCTGAATGGGAAATTGCTACGTTCTTGCCAGCAGCTCAATGGAGAGGTGCAGGGCAAGGTAAAATATATTCAGACTCAAGAAGGAAGATGAGGAATGGCTAGTATTAATGAATTGAAAGGTCTTGCTTCGGCAAGAGGAGGCTTTGCTCAACAACATCAATATTTGATTACGTTACCTGGCTTAGGTGCATATAGCTCAAGAGAGTTAAATCTATTATGTAGTCAGACAACATTACCTAGTCGTAGAATGCTTTCATCTGATAGAGCGATAGGCGTAAAACAAACCCGTGTTGCATATGGATTTGCTACTGAAGAAGTAACAATGAAGTTTACAGTATTGAATGATTATGGAATTAAAAACTACTTTGAAATGTGGCAAAATAAAATAATCAATCAGAATACTTTTACACCTAATTATAAATCTGAATATGCTAGAGATATGCAGATATTACAACTTAGAAAAGGATTTGCTTTAGACACGGATTTAAGACTTGGTCCTATTAGTATTGATATCGATATATTTAAGAGAGAAAATGTCATTTACGAATGCACACTTATAAATGCTTTTCCTGTAACTTTAGGAGAAATAGCATTGACTAACGAACCAGGTGTAGTAGAATTAACGGTTGGATTTGAATATGATAATTGGAGAAGCTCACACTTTGCAGTTAACCCGAGTACGCGTAATGCAAGAGCTGTAGGAACACTAATAAATACTATTAATAATATTGTAAATTAATGAGGTTATATAATGGCACTGCCAAAACTGAATGAAGCGCCAAAGTATAGTATTACTATTCCATCAACAAATAAAAATGTAAGATTTAGACCATTTTTAGTGAAGGAAGAGAAAGTATTACTATTGGCAATGGAATCGGAGGATCAAGATCATATTCTTCGAGCTATACTAGATACGATTACAGCATGTATAGTAGACGAATTAAATACTAGAGAATTAACGACATATGATATAGAATATTTGTTTACTAAAATAAGAGCTAAATCGGTTGGTGAAACAACTAAAGTAGGTCTTCCATGCGAAGCCTGTGAAACAACAAATGAGATAATCATACCAGTTGATGACATAGGTATCAAAAGAAACGAAGATGTAAAGAGCATTATTGAATTAGCTCCAGGTATGGAACTAGAATTAAGGCATCCTTCATATCTTGAGCTGTTTGAGGATGAGCTTGTACGATCAGGTGACACCGCAGCTTCAACGTTTGCTATGATTAGAATGTGTTTAAAGTCTTTAAGAACAGAGGATTCTGTGATTGAATTACAAAAAGAAGACCCTAAAGAATTAGATGAGTTTTTAGAGAGTATGAACACAAATCAATTTGAATCCATACGTGAATGGATAGAACACATACCAGCCATGGCACATGATATAGAATTTACTTGTTCATGTGGACATGCTAATAAAACCGAATTGAGAGGTATCCAGTCTTTTTTCTAGTATGTCTATCTCATACTGACTTAACACAATATTATGATTCTACATTCCAGCTTATGCAATATCATAATTATTCATTGAATGAGATAGACGGATTAATACCATGGGAAAGAGAAGTTTATTTGTCTATGTTAATGGAACATATAAAAGAACAAAAAGAACAAGCGCAAAGGGATAGACATGGTTAAGTCAACCGGAACCGGACCTGCTGGGAGCTCTATGAGCCTCAAAGATGTAGTCAAAGAAATTAGAGCAACTAACAAAAAGTTAGACGCTCAAGGTACTGCCTTAACTGATTTTATTGCAGAATTAAAATTTCAAAGACAAGGGCAAGGGCTAGAGAACAAACGAGAAGCTAAAAAAAGAAAAGGCGGCAGCGCAGTACCTTTCGTTTCTCCTATTGCTAATCTAAGTAAAGATGGTTTAGGCTTAGGCTTCTTTTTAAATCCTGCGTCATTGTTAAAAGGTCTAACGTCCAACTTAGGCGGTATTGCCGCAGGTATTGCAGCTGTTACTTTAGCTACTGATGGATTAAGAGGCTGGGCCTTAACACCAGTTAAGAGTATTAAAAAATGGGCAAGCTGGGGCGATAAGATAGTCGATGGTGCAAAAGGAATAAGAAACATGTTGTTCTTATCATTCGGACTAACAGAAGCTGGAGAATTATCAAGAGATTCAAAAGGTAGATTTAAAAAGACACCAATAACTACTAGAATCGGTATGAGAATGAACGCTTTTAGGATTGCAGCGTTACAATCATTTGGATTGGGCCCAACTGGTGAATTAGTAGAAAAGGCAAAGCCTGACCCTAAATTAATGAAGAAAAATTTATTTCAAAGATTTAAGTTTCAGTTTGGTAGGATCATGAATCCTATTAAAAATATATCTGAAGGAATTGCTAAGTTTGCAAAAGGAGCAGGTAAGCCTATATTTGCATTCTTTAGGACAATAGGTGCTTTAGGCGGTGGTATATTAGGAAAGATAGGCGGAGTATTTGGTAAAATACTTGCACCGCTTGGATTCTTCTTATCATTCAAAGCAGCTTTTGATGATTGGATGACAACAGACGAATCTAATATTATGAAACAAGGTACAGATTTTATTGGAAAATTTTTAGGTAATTTTTTAGGAGCACCAGCAGATCTGATAAAATCTCTAATATTTAAAGTTGCAGAATTTGTTGGATTCGACGTAGGAGAGGATGGCGTATTTAAGACTTTAAAAGACGCTTCCTTTGAAGACTTACTTACTTCTGCATTACAGAATATTCTGGATATACCAAGAAAGATATTCGACTTTGCAGTAAAGGCATTTACACAAGAAGGTTTTATTACTGAACAATTTAAAGCATTAAAAGATAAAGTAGTAGAAGTTTTTAAAGGAGTATTTACTGGTATAGCTAAAGTTCTAAAAAAAGCTTTTGGTATGGAAGACGAAGAAGAAAATGTTGAGGACTCACCTGAATTAAAAAGAATGAAAGCGCTAAATAAATTAGCTAAAAATAAAAAGCTTACTCAAGAGAGATTAGCAAGTCTTAGACGGTTTGATAAAAATAATGATGGTATAATTGATTTAGATGAAATAACTAAGCAAAATAAGTTTTTGGGTTTAAATGCTGGAAGAAGCCAACTCTATGCTGGAGCTATTAATGAAATATTCGGCGGTGGGCCCGCGTCTGGTAATTTTAGAACAGTATTAGAACAACAAGGTGGTCTTGACTTACGTGCAGCTGAAGCTCGAGCACAACAAATGCCAGTTATTATCGATAATTCGCAAACTAATGGTCCTTCTATGCAACAAATTACTAACCTAACTCCATCAGGAGATGTAAGCGAGCCATACAGTAGAGACTATATGCGCTCGCTCTTTGGTGGTGGTTAGTCAGCGTTTGCCAACCGTGCGAAGTAGCTCATAGTGTCTTCTTCTGTTTCTTCCGATACCTGCTCAGCAGTTACCGGTTCTTGTGGGATGTGAGGATTCACAGCCGCTGCTGGCTCAACTGGTCGGGCAACCTCATCTAGAGATACGGCTGCGGCAACTGTTTGTGGTGCAGACATTCCAAGAATACTATTCAATTTAGTCTTTAGTTCATCATATGATTTATAGTTCTTTGGATCTGTCCACTCAGATAGATCATGCATCTGATTGTAGATAGTTTCTAATGCTGCATCATCATCTGATACTGCGGTTTTCGATGCAAATTCAGATTTATCATAGTTACGATACCCTTCAACCTGACGAATCTTCAGTTTAAAGTTAGCACCTTCCCAGAAGTCAAACGGATTTACCGGTTCTTCATCTTGGAATTGTGGTTGCATCATATCCATAATCTTATCGAATATTTTCTTACCATACTGATACATGAACACCTTGCCTTCATTGGCAGGATTACCTGGATCAGATACAACAAGAATGTTTGAGACATAGTGAAGTCTACGCTTTTGTGTACGTGCTTTATCTTTGTCTGCTTCAATACCTGAGTTCCATAGCAGTGAGTTCATCTCACCGACTGGATCATTCAATCCAATAGATGTTAATGACTTCTCAATATACCATTGGCCTTGTGGACCTTTGAAACCATGGTCCCAATATCTGGCCCATGGAACATCGACTCCTTCACCCGCAGGTAGAAAACGAATGACTGCGTAACCATTACCGGCTTTATCAACCGTTGGTTTCCACATTCTTTCGTCTGCATAGGATTTCTTTTCTGTATTACCACCACCGACTGCTTCGGCAGCTTGTAATAAATTTGATATTTGATCGCGATTGCGTTTTAAGTTTGCAAAACTCATATGTTACCTCGTATTTGCTGAAATGTTACTGAAATATTATACACTGGATAATTCATAATGTACATGTATTTATTCAAAAAAACTATCATCCAGTGAATTTGTTTTAGGCAATAAATTAAGAGACATTGCCTCAGCCTCAAGTTTGTCCTTTATTATAGGACTCACAAACTTTCGAACATCTTCTGGTTCGATGTTGTTCTTTTCACAGATGTCGAGGATTGCATCCATATAGGATAGCTTCTTCTGTACAACAGCTTCCTCGATCATCTTGCTAAATTTAGATTTAGATAAAAAATCTTCGGTCATAGGTCTCCCATCGTTAGGTCGTCCCAGACTGTTCCGATGTCTGAGTAAAATACTCCATGAGTACGTTTAGCATTTCCGTCTGCGTCAAAAGCTGGAACAACGCTACGCCATTTAATTCTATTCTGTTGATATTCGCCATAGCAATCATCAATATAGTCTCCATCGCGTAAGTACTTTTCAAGGTTTCGAATATAAGCTTGGTGATTAGCAACACGTGCTTCTGCACCTTTTAACTTATTGCGAACATCTTTGCGAGCAACAGATAGTTCCTCACGCTGAGTCTTGATCCAACCTTGTACCTTTCGAAAGTGAAAGGGATCATCCTCTGTACGTGCTAGTACAGTCTCATGAATGTATTTGTACTGAGGTGGATTAGCTGCTTGCCTTTTAGCTCTAGCTTTCGCTAGTCTTTCACCTGCCGCTGCACGCTGTTCAGGTGTCATAGGCTTTCTTTTTTTACGAATTTTAACCATAACATTTCTCCTTCATAATGTTATTCTATCACAGTTTTAAGCGTTTGTACACAGTTAAATTTATTTTTTTGCGGAGTGTGACTTTTATGTCACTGCTCATTTACGCGTATAACTACTTCTTCGCCATCCTGAATCTTTGTCATCAGGAAACCTTTTTCTATGAGAATTGTTATGGTTGTGTCTATTACTTCATCAGTTTGCCGTTCAGATCTTGACTTACCAATCATGTAAGCAACACCTGATGCAATGAATAATAGAATCCACATTAATATTTGATAATCAATACCTGTCATTAATCACATATAAAGCTAACGACATTAGCAATTCTAAACGATCGCCAACCTTCGGCCTTTACATCCCATACTGGTAAAACTTCTTCGCTAATATCGCGAACCTTTTTCTGAGTGATCGGGTCTTTACTTGCTGAAGGAATAATATCCTCTCGCAATGTACAAACCATATTTCGTTCTTCACCGTTTACTTTTGTAAATATCACTCGACACTGTGATGTGAGCAGCATCTCTTTCATTTCGTTTCTCGTAAGCATCTTTTACCTCCAATGTGTATGTGCCTTCTGGTAATGTCCAAGCCTTCATTAGCTTGTAGTACATTGTCGCTGTCATAGTTATAACGTCAAAGAATTGTGTTTTCTCGTTCCATTGCCGTATATAAACTAAGTCATCATAAATGAGAACAGAAACATCCTCACCACCCATTTCACTAAGAATGGTGATCAACGTTTCATCCATATCATTTTCTATTGTAAACATTAATCTTCTTCTGGTTCATAATCGATAAACATCTTTAATGTTCCGCCGTCATCCTGTAAATCAAATTGTACGGCAGTTACATTATCTCTTACAAGCTGTCTACCATTATTATCTATAACTTCGATTCGCTTAATCTTTTCCCAGTCCATATTCAAATCCAATCACAATACCAGGTTTCACTTCCTCATGATCTGAATATACAATTGTTTCTATTGCTGGAGCAATGAAGAAGTTTTTATATGTGCCTCTTACAAAAGGCTTTATAGGAAAGTCGCTATATCCTACAGCAACTCCGAGTTCAAGACCAAAGTCATTGAACATATATTCTTGACCTACATATGCACTAATGTCATTTTCACTATTAAGAAAGACACCTGCCATATACGCGGGTTCTTGCCACCGTACGTGTGGGTGAAACTGATTATAGTCACCCTCAAAACCAAGATGCATTGATAAACCTAATGCTAATGTTAGATTACTCATCGTCTCATCTTTGCCATAGCTTCGGCATCCTTCTTACGTGTAACAGGTACACTATTAGATTTGTGCATTGTACCAATACCAATGATATAATCACCGGTATATTGATTTGACTTGCCCTTTGGACAAGTGCCAGGTATGGCATCAGATGTCTTTACGCCAGAATCTCCGTCATTTCTATATGAGGGTATTTCTGATCTAACATCTGATGCCTTATCCTTTACGCCCATCTTCTTAAGAAAGGCTTCGTGATGTGCCTTGGCTTCTTTCCATCCAGGTTTACGTTTAACCTTACGACGGTTACCATGAACTTGTACACCACGAATCATATGCATACTCATAATAATCTCCTTGTCAATTGGAGGGGCTTCTCGAGTGCCCCTCCAACCTATCTGCATTTAACGTATGCAGCAACCGACTGAGTTTACGGTACCAGTGACTAAACCGACCCAAATGCCCTGTACAGGAACTTTCAATTACATCCAGGTTTTTTTGGGTACGTTTGGCGTAATTGCCAGGCTTTCCCCTTTGCCTATCAGTCCCAATCGTTGTCGTAACGAGTGGTTTCGTACATAGTTTCGCCATAATATTCTTTGGCATAACTAGACGCATCTGTCCACTGATAAATGTTAGTCTCTTTAGGCAAAGACATATTTGTCAGATTCTTAGACTTTTTGATCTGAGGTTTAAGAGCACGGGTTTTACGTTTGATAGCGTCCATCTTTTTCTTACGATTAAGATGATCCGCTGCTTTTTTGATAAGAGCCATACGCTCTTCTTGAGTAGTTGCTATAGTCATGTGACCTCCATAATATAAATTTATCCTACAACATTTGTAGGCACTTGTACATGTGACAAGTTGTCACACCTTAAACGAATGCATTCTGAATACATCTGTCAATTGATCATCAAGATACTCAACATCATCTTTATTGCACTGAAACCGAATACCGATTCCACCTGCTTTTTCCCAAGCAATGATGTTCGAAGGCTTATCATCAATTAAGATGTTAGGTTTACCAGACAATCGACTGATTGCATACTTATGCTTATTAGAAGTAAAGATAAGCTTCTCAAGATCATCAGGCATAAAACCATGAATTGTAAGCCACTTACGTTTCCAATAAGCAGAGTTGTAATGATCATCTCGAAGAGGCGAAGAACAGATTCCCCAATCTCCATCTGAATGCTCTTTTACAAGTTGAACGATATCTGCAGATTCTGCGAAAGCAGGAATCTCATAGAAGAAATCTGTATTCCGAATCTCATTCAAGCATCGCTCGATATTCTTAATATCTTTCCAATGATCAGCACCGAAATCGTTTTCGAGTTTTCCAAAGAAGTCAGCGATGACTCCATCCATATCCAAATATACTGTCATTACACACCAAACCTATCTGCTATTTTATCTAGCGTTTCTTGTCCGCTTGATGATAGCCTATCCCAATCGAAATATAAATCTTCGATTAATTTTTTCACAAGAGAAGCACTCCAGCCTTCAACAGTCAAAGCTTTTATATCAGCTATATAGTCTAGAGTTGCTTTTCCACTAGATGACATTCGATAATAATCGAAATATAAGTCATCGAGTAATTCTTTATTTTTTTCAGAAACACCCATTAAGCAGCCTCCTCTTCCATCACTTTTGCAATGATCATGTTTGAGCGGTAGTGAATACCGAACTGCTCAACCGCTGCTAATTTAATAATCCTACGAAACTCAGGAGCGATTGCGTCCTCACAATATTCCCAGTTGATTTTTGCATCAAATGCCATCTGACTACGAATCGTAGGAACAGGAACTTCAGCATATCTCATACCAAAGATAGTAGCAAACTCTTTACGCTGATTCATAAGACCATTGTTAAAGCAATCGTACACAGCATTCTGAGCTTTACGAAATCTCTCAAGATACTTGTTAGCTGATCGAGGTGATTCTACTGAACCCTCAAGAGGAATTAATTCATTCAACTTGTCAATTACAGGCTCTAAATCACCTAATGTTCTTTCCATCCACATAATAAACTCCTTCATGTTCATTGCTTATATTAATATACTACACTAATTCATATCGAATGTACATAAAAAAATGCGCGAGAAGCGCACTTTTTTTCAAAATAGTTAAATGTGTGACAAAAATGTTACACTAGTTTTTATTAGCTAATGGATTATCTAATGCTTCCTGTAGTCTTTCAAAGATTTCTTTATCTAATGCTTTCATATCAGTTCTTATATCTTTGTCTAATAGCCTTGCAGTAGCTTCTACTTCACGTATAGATGCGGTAACATCTTTCTGTTGTTCATTCATATCATTACGTATAGATTCTAGTGTATTGCTTATGCTAGCTTGCGTGGCTTTGATTCGTGCTTCTGATTCCTCAAGGTTGGTACTGATCTTATCTCTGAGATCTGCCATCGTGTCTTGATTATCTTTCAGAGTTAATCTAAATCTCTCTTCAAATGTATCAAGTTTAGTATATACTTCATTACGTAATTTTCTTACTGTAGATTCTGCTCTTTGCACTTGTTCTTCTAAAATGACTATTTGTCCTTCGAGTCGTGCAACATCATTGGCTAAATCTTCTCTAATCTCTGTTGTGTATGCTATAGCATCATCTAGTTTTTGTAATTGTAAATCATTAGCGGCCGCTATCTCATCTACATCTACATTCTGAACAATTTCTCTCATGTCCATATAGTCTTTGTAGAATTCGAAACCTCCCCATGCAGCACCACCTAATGTAGATAATGCAGTAAGAATTACCATCATCTTACCGCCTCTAAAGGTCATACCTCCGAATTCCATCTCAGCCATTGATCAATCCCTGCAATTGTGGACCAAAGCTACCGACAGCCCAAAGCATGATAACCAAAGCAACTACTCCGATCAATACCCATTTCATTTTGAAATCATCTACTGTCATTTTAAATGCAAACAATTCGTTACCTAATACACGAATTGCCATTTCTAATTTACCTTCTGGTTCGTCTGCCATATCTATTCCTCAAATTTTAATTCTTTGAGAGATTGGATTTCTTTCCTTAGTTGTTCCAACTCTAAAGATTTCTTTTGCAATTCCAATTCATATAATCTATTACAGTCAATTCTTTTCTTTGGTTTAGCTCCGAGCGGTATCACTATTCTACTATAAACACCGATACTACCAACTTCTTTGTCATTTACCCATTCGTTAAATGCGTCATATCTACCACCATCTATGAGTCCAGTTACACCAAACTCTAATGTAGTTGCAGAACCGATTGCATTCGAACAATCCATTTGACCTGATTTAAATTTATCTGATTGATAACTACCAGGGGCACTTGGTAATTGTAGGTTAAGAGAATCTGCATAAGCAGAACCCGCCATCATACAAATAACCAAAATGATATATCGCATTATAATCTCACTTTATTCTGGAGCAAATCCTCGATCTAACTCCTGTACCTTTCACATCAGACTTTAAATGCTTTGATGTAGTGCAAATAAACTCTATACGATCAAGGTCGCTTTTTCTAATATTTACTTCAAAATCTGCATGTTCAAGATGTTCTAATTTCATTATCTTTCTTGTCGAATGAAATGGTATTTTATTCCATTCTTCATCATGTACAGATATCTCATAATATTTTACATCCTCACGTCTATTCCACATATGTAATTTTGCATAATATACTCCATCAACAATATGTGGTTTAAACTCAGGATATGTTGGTGTCAGTTCATGAGCTGCAGCGCTACTTGTTAATAGCACCGCAGCCATAAATGATTTCCACATCTTGCGTCTCCCTTTTAGAGGGTATTAGTTAGCTACGCAAATTGCTGTAACCATAGCCTTATACTCACCACCTGGAAATGCTTTGTCATTACCATATGTGACTTCTGATTCAATTGTAAACCATGTACTTCCGGCTTGTGATAGTGCAAATTCAGTATGCTCGTTGTATTCTACTTTTGCAGCTTCATAACCTGACATAGCTGTAACTGTACCAGCTGAGTATTTAGTTTCACCATCCCAATTAACAGCATCAGTCAATGTGGGTCCACTAGTAAAACTTGTAGGCCAACTAATCTTTGCTGTATATGCATTCGCTAGAGTAACGTCGTAACGTACTTTAGCATCTACACCACCATCCGCAGCTTTAGTACTCAACTCATCAGCAGTTGGGTTACCATAAACGCCTGCGTTAGCGGTGAAAACGGAACACTTAGAAGATACAGATCCACCGATCTCAGTTGCCCAAGCACCAGTAGTCGCAAGTCCAATTGCTCCAAGGGTTAAAATAGTTCTGAACATTTTTGTTTACTCCATTTATTGTTCATACTGTGAGCGAACCATAGTTCTGTGATTAGCATCAGATGCTAAGTTTCTCAACGCTCTTCTATTATCCGGATAATTTGTAGTCGGTAACGTTAGTGTTTCCTCATACACACCACCCTGTAATGATGTAGCATAATATTGGTTGAGTTTCGGTACTTGTGCTAATTCTGCAAGTATCGACGCCTGCTCACTTGTATCAACCATGGCTTCCAAAGTTTGTTCCGCCCCTAGTTGTTCTTCCAGGCTTTCTTCTCTTTCCTCTTCTTCAACTTCTTCAATTACTTCTTCTTCTTTTGGCTTCTCAGCTTCTGTATCAAGATTAGCTTGAACCCATTCATCATAAAAAGGATCATCGACTGTTGGTGCTTCAAGATTAGAAATGTATTCTGTTAAAGCATCATCATAACCAGGACATATTGGATCTGCAAGAGGTGTTAAATAACACTTTTCCAATGTTTCGTCAATGACCATCTTATAATTATATATTACGTACGGATCTTCTATTGACCCTTCACCGTCAATATCTAATGAACCTTCTCCCCATCGATTCGCATTTGTATAACCAAATCTAAAAAACTTTCTTATTGTACCACCGTGTAGTTGACTCCAATCGTCTGTATTCTCAAATATCTTTTCACCAGGATTAGCCAAGTCATCGTGTGATAAAGTTACTGTCGCATCATCATCTTTTTCTTTTACCATTGTATATTGGTATGTTAAACCATTAATCTCAACCGTCATAAATGGCTGAGAGAAATCAGGTAATATATTAGTCAATGCCCAACGTAGTCCTTGTTGAGCGGCATTATTTGTCGATGCGTAGGTTGTATCAGAGTAGCAATAAGAGTAAGAGGCTACCAACAAAACCGCCGCCCAAGAGAGTCGACTTCGTATCATCATCCATATCCCTAATTATATTTTTCTGTGGTTCTTCAGGCTGACGTTCGCTATCTGCTAACCATGCTGCTTTTGCCGCATCGCCAATCATTCCATCATAAGGACAGGGGGTACCTGCGTCCATCATCGCATCGAATACACGAGGATCTTGACACATAACTGAAACCGCTGCTACTTTCATACCCATATCATATAAGGTCTTTGCGTTCTTCAGTTTCTCACAATTCATATCCCGTACCGTCTTACCAGCCGAGATACCTAAAATTTGTGTTTGTACTGCACCAGATACTCCAACTGTACATAGATCTGAGTTGGCAGAATTAATCGATGGTGCAATAGCGGATGGGGGCGGTGATTTAACCGTTGTAGTAGATGTAGATGTACTATCAACTGTAGAAGTGTTAATGTTATCTGTTTTGATTACATCTTCGGTGGCTTCCTGGCCGAAAGATGCCGTGGCGATAAAAATCATAACCACTAGTAAACCTAGTTGTCTGAGCATATTAAAATCCAAAATAATTTATATATGCTGTATTTATACTAAAGTTTGCTTTCAGCGTCTAGCCAACTAAAACATTTTGCATCAACAGGCTCATATTTTTGACCTAGTGAAGTCTCTGTTAATAGTCTAGCCATTTGAGCATTCAGTGTTGCCCAACATTGTTCTTCTGTCATGAACTTCATTTTAGAGTTCATTACTTCGCATGATGCGAATGAGTGTGGTTGTTCAATAAGACACCATAACATTGCTGCTGTAAATATAGACGTTCCCATACTATCCTCCTTTATAGATCTTTTGGAGGTGGGTTTCGAATTCTTCTACTTTCTTTAATCTATTAGGCCACAAAATATATTCTTTCTGTGGGTTCTTCTTAAGATTGTTTAACAATGGTACAATAGCATTATATAAATCGTCTAATTGCTTTTGATTAGACTTTGCAGCCTCTGCTGCCTTTGCTGCTTCGGTACCAATCGTGGCAGACTTCTGTTGTTCTTTTTGTACTGCTTCGAGTTCGTGTTCATCAACTGCTGTGAATCCGAAATCAAATAAATCCTGGCTCATTTCTATCTCCGTAAACAAATGGTGTCATCACACCATCTTTGAAATGTGAATACATATTACCTTCTTCTGTTGGTGGTCCAAAATTAAAACGCTGCGCCAATAATTGTCTTTGTCTTGTTCCCTCTTCCATCGATGATTCGGTCCATGTTTTCCAATCCTTATCACCATATGGATACACTACTATTGTGGCTTCACCCTCTTCACTCAAACCACCATATGTACTATTCTCTATATCGTTCCGTGTCTTCTTCATCCATTTATAGAGAGACTTTAATCTTGTTGTGATTGCAATCTCATGAATAGGAGTAGGATGTCTAAATTGAAAACCTAACTCATAGACCGGTGTATTATGTTCGAACTTAATATCTTTCATCAGTTCATACATATTTATTCTTAATTCAGGCAGCTGAATGCCTTGTTCTATGTCATCTTGAAATGCCGTATAGACATAGCTATCTTTGTTTTTATACGGCGTTATAAATTGAATATAGTCCGCCGAAAAGTTACCTGACACAATTGTATCACGTTTTTCGACAGACTCAGGAGAAAATTCTAAAGGCTCTTTTCTTTTAATGTTAACAGCATTTAGATATTCATAAAAAATATCAGCGTACTTCGGCTTCACGTTCTTTCTTCAACTTCCATAACATCCATTCGTAGTAACGAATCGGTTCATCTTCTTCAGTCGATTGTGACATATTCCCTCAGATTGATTAATTGCTCTCTTAAACTTCTATTTGAAATTTGCAATTTTCGTACTTGTTCTTCAAGTACTGCAATTCGTCCACCGTCACCTGCTTGTAGAGTACCAAGTTCAAGACGAATATCTTGATCCATTGCGGCAGCTTCGGCAAAGCCTTCTAATGTTGCTGATTCAAGATCATTCATTTCATATTCTAATGACATGATTTCTGTCTGAGCATATACAAGATCGTCTTGTACTGTTTGAATCTGATCAGAAGTATATCCATTCATTAATGCACCTATGATGAGTGCAACTATTGCTTCCATTTGTTTCTCCTACTTTTGGAATTTCAACACATAACGTCTACCATCAATATAGAATCGAATTGTAGAATGACTATAAACATCTACTAATTGATTACTTACAGAAGTAACATCATTACATACTAACTCTTGTTTATATCCAACAATTGTCTGACTTTGTTTAGGCTGTGAACCTTTATCAGCACCTACTAAACCACCCATAATTGCGCCAATAGCCGCGCCTTTGTCATTACCTGTTACGGCTTTTCCACCTGCGGCACCTAATATCATACCAATCAAAGCTCCGCCTGAAGCATTACCTTGTTGTGTTGTCGTACCATATATAGGCACATCCATATTTTCACAGACTCTTTGAGTAGTCGGTGTTGACACACGCATAGTCTTTGTATGATCAAAGACCCTAACATCAGTTAGTTTCCCCTCAGCATATACCGGCGATGCCAAAGCAATTGCCGTTGCTGCTACTGCACTAATTTTCTTCACAATCTTCTCCTATCAAAATGTTAATTGTAACGACTTTACTTTTACTTACAGGTAAATATCTGTCGTCGGTAACGATTTTGCCTTCATCAATATTGGCAATAAAATACTCAAGGCTGTTCTCTCCCAAGAACGCCTTGATTTTCTCTAGCTGACTCATATTCTGCCAGCCGTATGTAATATGGCAGACCACATTTTCTGTGCGCCATCATCGTCAGCGAAACCTTCGTCGCTAGCGAAATCCATACTAGATGATCCATAAACTACATTAGCGATACCGTACTTGCTGATTAGCTCAACGCCATCTGCAATACTATCAGCTCGTCTACCGATTTCACCTTCAGGTGTACCAATAGTAAAACTAATTCCACCTTCACATGCACTCAAATAATTAATTCCTAAAGTAGCCATTTTTCACTCCATTCATTTTCTATAATACTAATATAATACTTTTCACATGGAATGTACATACTTATTTTACATTTTTTTCACTTTTTTTAATACTGTATCATTTATGTCACAGCCTGATGTCTTATGTCTTTTACTGCATCTGGCACGCGTGACGGATATTCTCCTAAAAAGGTTCCTGCTTTGAGATCATCTATTTTGATGTGATCCTTGTGGAAATGTTCAATCTTGTCCCAATTTTTAATCATTGTTTTAGCCAGCCTATCAAAGGCTCCGTCCGACACTAATGGATTATCTTCCACGTAATATGCGTAAGATGTCATAAGATACCAGGGTACTGTCATGTTTATGTTGTCTTCTGTCACTTCTCTCATTATCTTGTCTATCATCATCGTTCCTGTTTGCTTTATGTCGGGGTAAGGTATGGACATAGTTTGACCAGTCATCACATGGATCATCATCCGCATGAGCTTTACGCTCATCAGATAATACCATATGTCTGTCCTTTACTGTTAACTCAAGGATATTTATATTAATATACCTTTATATCGACATTTTTTCCTTTAATAAATTTTAGATTATCGTGCTTGTCCATATGTAACACGATCTGTCGATCTGAAAATTCTTTAAACATATTTTCCCAAATTTTCCGCCAGTTATTTGTAAGACGAGTATTATTGTGATCACCTCTATCTGATTGTAAATAAAAGTCTGTAGCTGAAGACAAATCAAAGTTAAACATTGAATCAAATCCATACAGATGTACTGTATCAGGTTTAAACTTAGTTATGCCATAATGAGTTGCTACATGCCCACAATTAAAATCCGTATAACCAGCAACATACTTAGGTAATACTGTATAAAATTCTCTAATAATAGGTGCACTCTTCATATAGAATCCTGGATTCTTTTCCATATATTTTTGAGGTCGCCATCCTAATACCCATGGTTGAGGTGGAATCACACCGTCTTTATTAATTGCATTCATCATTTTAAAATCAACCATTACCGTTGCATATGCATCTGGTATGGGAAAGTGTGGGATATTACAAGTTAATTTTCTACCATGTGAACCTTGCTTATAAAGTGAAGCTGATGGTCCATTACCAATCACATGAAGTGTATCATTCATTTCATCATCTCTCGTATTTTATCTTTGCCCTTTGCGCCAGTCCAATGAATAATTTTAGGATCTGGTGGAGCAGTCTTATCTAGAATATCAAGTCTCAATGTATTATATATTCTAGGTAATTCATTAATATGTGTGAGCTCGCGTAGTGGGTCTCCGCCTAACATCCAATTAAGAACCTCTTGATCACCTACTTCGTTATGTTGTTTTTCCCATATGATTCGAGCCCATTCACGTAAAACTGCAGGTCTTCCTGTGAATGCAACTACACCTGAGTTAAACCATCTACCTCTCTCGGGCCGTCGTGTAGACCATGGTTGATCAACAGCAATAGCAATTTTACCTTCTTGTATATAATCAAATATGCCATTTAGATTGCCACGAATCTCACAGTCAGTATCGATCCAACAAATGTTATCTGCCCATTGTGAAGCTTCTAACATAATTTGTGGTTTCTTAAACCACCCATCTAATTCAGGATAACCTTCATCAAAGTCTACAATGTATAAATCATTTTCATCACCATGATATTTTTCAAATCGTTCTATTAGCCACGGTAACATCCATTTATTTTTCTCATCACAACCAGTCACAAATATATTTTTCATTAGTTTTCCCTTGGCTTTTGTGGCATAGTAAACAATGCTTTTACATGATGTGGATGTACGTTGCTTGGCTGTCTTGCAAATATCACCCATCGATATCCTTGACCCATTGTCCAATCAGGATATTCTTGTTCAATAAATTCTTTCATACTAGTGCCAGTAGTAAATACATCATCGCAAATCATAATCTGATCTTTAGGATCACCACTTGCATATTTATTCATTGCAGTTGCGAATGGAATACCACCTCTCGGAATGCCTACTGCTTTATAAAAAGGTCTTGTTTGAAAATCCATTACCATACGTGCAAGTCCATCCCACCATTCAGGTCGTATTGCATCACATTCTATTTTCCACGGTAACGGTAGACCGGCGTGACTAATAAAGTCTCCTACTTCAAATAAATTTGCTTCTGTACTATATGTCATTAGTAGCTTTGTGCCAACCTCCACATTAAATATTCTTTTGATTCGATTGGATCATACTTTGCTTCTTCGCCTTTACGTAGATTTTCTACTATTGTACCCGGTGTAGGATCTACAAAGTGTGGCATCGAATATCTTTGTTCGTGTATGTGACTATTTACCACTCTGTGTTTAGTGCTTTTGAAATAGTCATTTGTCCAGCGTTGTAGTAAGTCACCAATGTTGCAGACCACACCGTCTTCAGCATAAGGGACACTCCACCATGTACCTTCTAGATCTTGAACTTGAAGACCTGGTACGTCGTTAATCTGCCATAACAAAGTAATAGTTCCATAGTCGCTATGTTCACCAATACGCATTTGTTTATTTAATATAGGACCATCATATGCTGGATAATGTATGACTCTTGTTGTATTGAACGGTACTTTATGTGCATCTACTAATGTAGTACCTGTATCCAATATCGTATCAAACTTTTCTAAAATTCTTAATGTTAATCTATCGGCAATTGCTATTGAACTTAATGCATCTGCTTTAAATCCATCAATGTCTGGCCATAGATGTTCAGACATTCTTGTATCATTATAGTTAAATGATTCTTTAATATCTTTCGGTGCAGTAGGATCTACGTTTTCATCGCCGATCATACTATAACCTAAATTCGTATCTCCTTCGTATGGATATTGTTGTTTTGTTTCTAATGGCAAATCAAAGAATGATTTCATTTGTTCTTGCCAAGCACTCATGTCAGCCTTATCATCAGGAGGTAACGCATTAGTAAATACAGCGAAGCCTACCGTTGAGTAGGCTTCGTCTATACGATCTAAAGCATCTGATGCTTCTAAATCAATTACTGGTATCATTTAGGCAACTCTGCGGTGATACCTTCTACATAGTACATCATACTATCTAGATGTCCTCGGTCAGCAACTTCGCCATCGGCTAGTTGAAGATTACCTTTATTGTCCTTTAGTGGACCGGTAAAGGCAAAGTATTCACCGTCTCGAATTGCATCTTTGACAGCCTGAGCTTTAGCTTTCACATCATCTGGCATATTCGTGAATGGTGCCATTCCAACTGAACCATCATTCATATGTCCGAAGTAACAACCGTCTGGTCCATCACAACCTGGTGTCCATGTACCTTCAAT